ACGTGATTCTATGTAGTCCTCTACTTTCTGGTTGCGCTTCATCTGTTGTCACCACTTCCCTTTAGTTTGCCACGTTTCTGGCGGTCATCTAGTTTCTCTATATTAAGCTGCAGCACTTCCTGCAACCCTCGTCCGTAAATGTTTGCTAGTGCTGTAGCGTAGAACACTACATCGCCTAGCTCTTTCATGATCTCTTTGTGAACTACTTCTGTTTTATCCCGATAACTCTTCTGCACTTTACCGTGTACTTCTCCTACTTCTGCGCAAAGACCGTATAGGTTTTCGTGCAAACGATCTTCTCCTGATGTCATGATCATCTTCTCTACAAAAGCAGAATAATAGTCTGCCCAATTAACAGGGTCAGCATCTGGAAACATATCGTAGTAACCGAAGTTCTCTAAGTCATCCCCACTTATCATTGTCGTTCCTTCACTGTTAAGTTCTCTATTTCTATATCGTCAACGTCATACATTACATTAGTAATCAGATCGTACACATCTTCCTCATGACTCTCCTCATAGGCAGACAAGAAGTTATTATCTTCATCTACCTTTACCACGAATGTTACGCTAAACTTTCTCATTTGTGTGTCTCCACCCAGCGCTTACGCATCCTGTTAAGATACCAAATAGCTTTATCAATATCTTCTAAACCATTCTTGTATTCACAGCGCCACATGTACTTCAACACGTTAGCTGCATGTGGTGCAATGGCTCCTGACATATTCTCTGTCATAGCTTCAATAGCATCAATACATTCTATACCGTTTTGGTTATAGTGTACTGGGTTATTTACTACGTCTGTCATGCGCTACCCTTTGTCTTTGTGTATGGTGTAAGTCGTACTACTTTATTGTCTGTACCTTCTACTACTTCATAGGCACTTTGTCTAATCTCTTCTACTTCTTCTAGCTGTTCACCTAGTATCTCGTCACGTACATCAGCTACAGTATCGTATATGTAGTCGTCGTGTTGTGATACTTCAAGGAATGCACCCATCAATGTAATAATATCTATAAGCTGACGGAATGTTTCATCACTAAACTTAGCATCTGGATGTAGTGCTACACCTGTAGCTAACTCACCACTGACCCACTTACCATCCTCGTCTAGCTCAGTAGGACGTAGCACAATAGCTATCTCGTCTTTCTCAATCTTATACATCTAGGTTTTCCTTTTTATAACCTTGCTTGTGGTGGCTTTACCAGTCTCGTGTAACCACTCTTGGGGTATCACCCTGTGCGCCCACTTGAAGCCTTGCTTGTCACACCAATCAGCATACGTAGTCTTTGATCCTTTGTAAAGCTTTGCCTTAGCGTTACTGAATACAAACCGTATGTCTAACTCAGGGTGCTGCTTGTGTACTTCTACGTGCTTGCGTCTGTCGTCACTATCAAAGATACCCTTAGTCTCAATGAAGATACCATTGTCTAACTGAAAGTCTGGTGTGTATGTACGATACCGTAAGTCTACCCACTCAATCTTTAGCTGCTCATAGCGAACCTTACTTTGGTTCTCCTTTAAGTACACAGCGACCTCTTTCTCTAAGCCGCTGCGATACTTTCCTTTGTTGTGCCTTCTAGTCATCAGGTGCTACGTATGTGTACTGTACGGTAGGCGGTGTCTTGCCTCCCTTGTACACCTTGGATGGTAACTCCTGCATCTCAGGCCAGCATAGCTTCTTGTAGTCACACCAGCCGCATTCCTTGCACAACTTCCTGTTACCACTTTCCTTACCACGATATGTCTCAGGTACATCATCGAAGCAACGCTTGAAGGGTTCATCGTTGTTGATGTAGCGCACAGTCTCACGCATCTCAAGTAGCTTACCCATCACATCTTCTTGTGCCATCTCAGCAGGTACATACTTAAACTCACCGTTCTGCTTATTGACTACCCACCAGCCACCGACATCCTTACCTGCTGCAGTAGCGTAGCCTACAAGCTGTGCTACGTAGCCAAAGCCATCGTCACTATTAAGTTTATCAAAGCTTTCAAACTTGTTCTCGTATGACCACGGTGATGCAGACTTAACGTCATCAACACGATCATCTAGGATCATGTCAAACTCACCATCAACTTGATCAGCACTGTCTTTAAATAACGACACACGTTCATTATCCTGGAAGTCAATCTTAGCTGAACGTAATAGTCCTTTGAATACAGCCTCAACAATATCACCTATAAGCATGTTGATCATGAAAGATACTGGCTTAGGCTCAGCTTCATTGGGGTGATTTTTTTGAAACCATAGCTGACATGTAGGACGACCCACGTTAGACATACGTACCTTGAAGTCACTACGTGGGCCTGAGTTGAACTGCTTGTTTAATGCAGCCGATACATCAGAGGCCACCTGTTCGATGACCTCCTCCTTCATGTTTGCTTTGCCATCAATGGCATCACGCAGGAAGCTATGTATTGCTATCTCTGCTGGGTGTTGCATTATTCAAAGTCCTTGACTTCAACAAAGTCTGCAACGATAGCTGCGTCTTCACCTGAGATAGACTCAACGTTAGACTCGTCCCACTTGCTACGTACATAGTCATTGCTACGCTCTACGTAATCCAAGAAGTCATTGAGTGTTTCTTGATCACTCTCTGTGAAGCCTGTACGCTCCCCTAGAGTAGCCTCTGCAGTAGCGAAGCTACCACCACTAGGTAATTTGTTTCGCTTACCAGTGAGGCTAATAGTGTACTCAATGGGAGAGATACGTTTACCCATGATCTTACCTACGACAGCATCCATGCTCTTCATAGTGTCACGGTTCTTCACATCAAACACAAAGGGTGTCCAGTCAGAGTAACCTTCTAGTGCTTCACCATCTTCATTGATAGCTTTGTTTAGCTTGATCTCACCCATGTAAATCTTAACACGATTGACACTACGGATGACTTCTTTCTGTGCTTCAGGTAAAGCTTGGAAGTCCTTGATGTAACCTGATGGGCGACCAAGGTTGAAGGTACCTAGTGTATCTTTCAAGTCAGCATTCAGGTTGTTAGACATGAGTGACTTCTGCATTGTACCTTGATCTGCATCCCAGCGCTGCCACTGTTGACGCTCAGCAAACAAGCGCATAGATACACCCTTGCTGTACACTACATCATCACCACTGATGAACTTGAATGCACCTACAGGTACAGTGATCTTCTCTTCATCGTCTACTTCTTTAGTGATTGCACCGTGCACTAACTGTAGTCGTGCTAGTGATGGTGCTGATGCGCCACCTTGGACGCTGAAACCCATAGCATCTGCTAGGTTCATGTTCTCCACTTGGAGTGCTACTGCGTTGCTCATACGAAGTCCTTTCTGTGAGCTGTCAAAGAGTGCCTAGTTATACTCTCATACGTCCTTTGTGTCAAGCCAATTCGGGCCTATCTTTGCCTCTAACAATAGAGGTACATTCATGTCTACATCATATGCTTCTTTAATCATATCGTTAAGCTTAGCGTTAAGCATTTCAACTATAGCTAGTACACGTAGTTCTTCATCAGGGTGTACATCTACAACCATAGAGTCGTGTACTGTATTGACTAAGCAAGACTTTAGAGGTTGAAGCAAACGTTCTAACTCAATCAGTACGACAGGCACTACATCACCTGTAGCGAATCCTTGCACTGGATAATTCTTTATCATAGTGAAGTGTGTCACACCACCACTGCGTCTACGTTGCACATCAGGGAATGCGTATTGTCTGCCACTTACATTGGTTATCTTGTGTAGTCTTACAGCTTCATCAGCTAGACTCTTGTGCCAAGCAGCAATACCTTTGTATTTCTTTACAAACATTTCGTAGTAGGCAGCTTCTGCTTTACTCCTGCCATAGCCTGTAGCCCCGAAGAGTGGAGCAAAGGTGTGTGCTTTAGCATCTTGGCGTGACGTAGGTTGACCTGCATCAGAGATAACCTTCGCTGTGTAGCTGTGTACGTCAAACCCTGTTGCGATCTCTTGCATAGCTGTGTCATCCTGCGCAAGGAATGCCGCTGTGCGAAACTCAAGCTGGGCAAAGTCTGCCTCCATAATCTTACCGTTAGGCCAGCGTGATACAAACACCTTCTTAACAGGGAAGGTACCACCAC